CTCGAAACGAAAGCGGACAAACACCAATGTTCAAGGCACTAGAAAAATATGTCACACCGACACGACCATTTCCAATGGAAGTGTTAGATGCAGTGCAAGAACAGATGAGAGGTGTGACAGCGCAGATATCCCCACTGCGAAAATTAGGGGAATTTGATATAGACGATATCACGAATGGATTACCAATAGAACATTATGAGAGAATGAATCCAGATAGTAGCGTCGGTTGGCCTTTTATTAAATATAAGCCAGCTGGAGCGTTACCAGGTAAAAGATGGATATGGGATTTCGATACGCAGGATGAGCGATACCGGTTGAAAGATCCCATAGTGATAGAAGCTATACGACAACGACTATATGACATTCAGGAGTTTAAGCATCAACCAGCGGTTTGGAACCACTGTTTGAAGGCAGAGCGACGGCCCCTAGAGAAAATAAAGAGTGGTAGCACTAGAATATTTACGATGTCGCCGGTCGATTTTACATACATAGGTCGTATCTTATTTTTTGATTATACTGCAGCATATATTGCAGCAAGAATAAAGATACACTCATGTGTAGGAATTGATCCGGCTTCACCGGAATGGACGGTGCTTTACCATAAACTAATGATCTTTGGAGGCAAAGGATTTGGAATTGATTGGAGTAAGTTTGACGGTACAGAAGACGCGGAAGTAATGTGGAGAGTATGCCAGAATGTAAATTATTGGTATAACATGTTTGGAAACGGATGCTTGGTGAGATTTTTCGATGAGGAAATCTTTTTGACACCAGAGCAGTGCAACAGTGCTAGGTTAAACTATGTTAACGACATGATCCATTCAGTACAAATCGTAATGAATGTCCTTCATATGAAACATCAAGGTATGCCTTCTGGTTGTATTGTGACTGTCACTTTTAATAGTGACTCACAGAACTTCTATGTAAGAATTACCTTTATACTGTTGGCTGAAGAGAACGACCCCCAAGTAGCTCATGAGTTTGATGATCATGTGAGTGATGCTGACTATGGCGATGATGCTGTAGTCATGCCTGACCAATTAGTTGGTCAGTGGTTCCATTATATAAATTTTTCGAATAAAATCAAAGAGTTTGATCTGGTATGTACACCATCAGATAAAAATGGAAAACCTTATACACTCATTAATCTTAGTGAGATCACGTTTTTGAAACGTGGATTCATACCAGACAAAGACGAACCGGACAAGATCAAAGCACCAATAGACATGAAGACCATTTTAGAGATGATTAACTGGATACGCGAATGCGACGATGAAGAACAGGCAATGTATGATAATATCAAGACTGCCTTAAAAGAATTAACAATGCACGACGTCTATTTAACGAACATCTTACTAACGATGATTAACTCACAATTGGCTACAATTAATCTAAAGCCAGTAGTATTTTCCGCAACACAGTATAAGAAACTGTGGTCGGGTTCATTTTATTAGTCATAAAAAGGATCATCGATAGTTTTTAGAATCACCACACACACACACGATACCTGTAGAGGCTCGCAAGGAGGATTACGATTAAAGATGGTCACCTTGATGAAGAACTTAGGAGGGCTGTGTGCTCATTTTAAATTTGATATCATTAAATAACACAAAAAAAAAAAAAAACCCGCGCTTCCCAAAAAAAAAAAAACAAAAAAAAAAAACCACACACGTCCCGAAAATTGTCGGCCGTCTATCGCTGGTC